TCCAGACTTCTATTTTGTACCATTAGTATTCTTAGAATCCTTTTCAGCACCAACGGCAGTATTGCAGATTGGTGAAAACAAAATTCACATGCCACTAGATTGGTGTGTGGCAGTGGGAGATGACGAGGCTGGTGATGTGGAAGTGCTACCTATCACAAGTTTAAACTCTAGAGACTTCAAAGCATTTAGTTTCAATCCTATCAGCAGTTATTCTGCAGAATGGCCAAAGATTGATATCGTAAATGTTTACTCTGAAGTTAAATGGTATTTCCCAAAAACAAAACCCGGTCAACTGTTATGCACTCCTTTGACCAATGTAGACGAACCTAAGTGTGTGTATTTCATTAAAGAAATATCCAAGCAGTGTGAGGTTATCGACTACGGAAAGATATGGTAATGGCAAGTAAAGAAGAAGAGTACAGCAAGACAAAAGACAAAAAGCAGATAGATGATGCTGTCACAAAGTTTTTAAAAAAAGGTGGCAAGATTGAAAAACTAAGACGTGGTATGGGTGCTGATGAATATCATCAACGTGAACCAGGCAGTGTGAAGGTAAAAAGATTTGGCAGGTAAATTTTTAGATCTTAAAAAGACATTGAGAGCCGCAGACATGCGTGATAAGAATTTCTATGATCAAATGTCAGAAGACGATCAAAAATTGTATTCCCCATTCATGCTGATGAAATACATGGCATCAGTCAAAGGTGAACAATGGATGCAGGAACACTATGTGGAAATGGTGAATGAATGTGTGAACAAACATTTGTGGACACTGTCCAAATATAAAAAACTTGCATGGATGTTAACGTCAATGTGTGGAGTTGAACAAGGACAATTTCATCCATGGTTGGGATCCAAAAAGAAAACAGGCAACAACGAAAAACAAAAACTGTTGACCCAGTTGTATGAAAACATGAAGTCCGACGACATAGATCTGTTAGCAGATATAAATGACAAAAAAGAATTAAAGGAACTGGCACGTGACTTCGGAAACGACGACAAACAAATTAAACTCAAATAACATGCATCAGTGTGAACACTGTGGTAAGGAGTTTACTCGTGAACGCACACTTATGGTACATGTATGTGAGCAAAAACGTCGATACTTGCAACGTGATGAAAAAGGTGTGCAGGTTGGATATCTTGCATACAACAGATTTTTTCAATTGGCACAAGGTGCAATGAAAAACAAAACATATCAGCACTTTGCAAAATCTCCATACTATATTGCGTTTTGTAAATTTGGTAGGTATGTTATATCAAGAACAATAATAGAAGCAGACACTTACATAGATTGGTTGATTACTCAGAACGTTGGTATAGATGCTTGGGCCAAAGAAGGTACCTATGACACATATCTGCAGAGTAAATTGTTAACCGAACCAGTGGAACCAGCACTAGAACGCACAATAAAATCAATGCAGGAATGGGCACACACTGAATCTGCAGAATGGAAACACTACTTTTATTATGTAAACATCAACAGAGCAGTTGAAATGATCAATCAAGGCAAGATATCACCATGGGCAATATTCAACTGTGAGAGTGGGCAGAAACTATTAGGTGACATGAATGACGAGCAGATCCAGTTGATAGCAACTGTGATAGATCCACCATGGTGGAAGAAAGTGTTCAAATCAAAACCAACAGACGTGGACTTTGCAAAGGAAGTTCTACGCACAGCAGGAGTAGAATGAAGTACACAAACATAATGAAGAATAGGACAGAAGAGATACTTGTGATAACAGCAGAAGAATGTGGCGAACTAACACAGGCTTGTTCAAAGATATTGAGACACGGCATAGACAACGGCCTAAGGAAAAAATTGTTAGAAGAAGTAGGAGACTTGCAATGCATGATTGACCTGTTGATAGAATATGATGTCTTAAAACCAACAGATATAGAAAATAGAAAATTTGTAAAGAGAGATAAATTAAAGAAATACAGCAACATATGGAAGAACTAAAACCAATCAATATACAGTCTACATTAGAAAGACAACAGCCATCTATCAAGAATGGTGTATGGTTAGCAACATGGAAAGAAGAATCCACAGGAATGAATTGGTTCAAACATTGCGGCCCGGGTAAAATAAATGCGGCAAGATCGACCTTACTAGCAATACAAACATACACTATGGTCAATAATAAACTTCCTTCATTTGTGTGCCACTATGGTTGGGCATTTTCTAAAGATACACAAGGATTTTATGAAATTACAAAAATAATCGAGAACGATATGCATATAAAAGAAAAATATCATACTCCAGAAGACGAAGTGTCTGGCATACTAGGAAATGACAGGAATATATCTTGTGCTACAAGTGACTCATTCACACAAGAATTCAACGCCGACTGCTTGGACCACACCGCATATGGCATTACTAAGATGTGTGCAGAAATGAACATAGACTTTAGATGTTACAAGCATCTATCAAAACATAGACCATATCATCAACACGATGAATGGCTAGAGGACTGTACACTTGGTGCCAAAAAGATGCATGACATGTGTGCGAACAAATTTGGAGATATACCAAATGGCTGACTACAAAGAATGGGTGCCACATGAAAGCAAAGATTATCCAGACTCGTATGAAGACAGTTGTTGGAACAACGATCCAAATCAAGAAAAATATAAAATAAGAGAAACAGATACAGTTGTTGTATACCGAGACAAATATCCTGCGTGTGATGGACATCTCTTGTTCATACCAAAAATCGATCGACCAAGATATGTGGCAGAAGCAATGGCAGAAGCATACCAACATGGGTCAGACGAAAAAGATGCAGGACGCATTGATGGATTTAATGTAGGTATGAACATAGGTGAATGTGCAGGACAATCTGTATTCTGGCCACACATACATTTCATACCACGCAAAGAAGGAGACGATGATAGTGAACAAAAAGGCATAAGAACTGCCTATCCAAAAGATGCGTATTCACCAAAGAATAGAGAAAGTGAAGGACAAAGAAGAGCGAGGATCAGCAGAAAAGCAATAGAAAAACTGAGGAAAGAACTTGAAGCAAAATGTGGCGGCCCGTGGAGACAGGATTGATAGACAGATTACAGAAACATGTTACAATTAAACAATGCCAGATATTGACATAGACTTATTAGACAGAGACAAGGCACTAAAACTTATAAAACATGTGCCGGCATCCATATGGAAAGACAAAAAGATTACCAAACACAATACTGGTATCTATGCACAAGACATACCAATGGATCCAGTGTCAGGATTGGCGTCACTTGATTATGAGGTTGCAGATAAACTTGGTTACTTCAAGATCGACTTCTTGAACGTATCAGCATACGAAGGTGTGCGTGATGAACAACATTTGATAGAACTAATGTACAAAGAACCTGATTGGTCTTTACTGAAAAGGCAAGATGTAGTATCCAAACTGTTCCATATATCAGATCACTTCGCATTAGTGAACAAACTGAATCCACAAAGCATCGACCAACTAGCGGCTGTGTTGGCAATCATACGTCCAGGTAAAAGAAAACTAGCAGACAGTGACTGGGCAACAATCATGCAAGATGTTTGGATCAAACCAGATGAAGGTTATTTCTTTAAAAAAGCACATGCCATAGGTTATGCGTATGTGATTGTGATACAACTAAATTTACTTGACTTTACGAACCAAAGTTAATGTTCTACGTTTTACTCTTCTAGTTCTCATATTGCTTAGATTTACAACATGCCCACTCACTATCTTGACTTCTTTTGTGTTGTGAGTTACTAAGCAGTGTTTGAAATCTTGCATATCCTTGTGTAAGAATATGTTTATAGGTATTAATCTGTTGCTTTCGTTCCACCAAGTTTCGCCTGCTTCTATGAATGCTTTCTTTTCTGTTTCTGATTTGAGCCTGCTGTAATCATAAAGTGATGTAACTTGTTGATTTTGATTGGCTACTATTCCCACGTATTCAAATGTTCCTACCTGGACTAAAGCCATAAATGGAAAGTTTTTACGGATGTCTTCAAATAACTCGTTCATGTTCTATTTGTGTAATATTATTTCTCCAAGAACCGTTTTTACGAGCAAAGGTCATAAACGAATTCCAATCACCTTCAAATCTATCCTCAATACCTGTGTCAATAATACTATATGTTGTTTCACCTTTAATTAGTGTCGTGCTGTCGTCCATGATATATTCATACAGGTTAGCAGAGTAATTAACTCTATGTTGACTTGCAACTGTTTGCTTTTGTATTTTTTGTTGTAGATCAATGACTTGCGGGAGCATAGGATCATCTACAAGTTCCTCACAGACTTTTTGTATATCTGCAAAAAAATTATCACGCCTGTGCTGTGAAAGATCAAGGAGCACATCGGTGTAAAGGAATCCAGCAATGAAGTAAGTGTACTCTAATCTATCAGCATATCCTGACCATTTTTTCAAATGCTCATATGCAACTGCCGAACTATCATTTAAAAACTTATCAAGCACTGCTTCATAAAAATCTTGTATCTTTACATCATGCCTCTTTTCAAGATATTTCGCAACCAAATGTGTAAGACCATTTGCTTGGACTAAGACTGTAAACCAAGTCCACAACCAAGTCCTTTTGTAATCCTTTTCGTCCATTGTGTTGGTGGCAACTACCATGTCCTGCCATTCATCGACAATGTTACTGAACCAACTCTTTATTCTTTTTGTTCTTATTCCATACTGTTTTCTGTAATCAGGATCTGCCATTTCACTATTTTGTAGCATCACCAATGGAAAACTTTCTATAATTAATCCGCCTCTAAGCAATTCTGCCACACCAGTTTTCCAACTTTCGTATGTTTCTTCGGGCAATCCTACAATCATTTCTGTGCTTACACTCACTCCCATCCTGCGGGCGTCTAAAACAATGTTGTCTAATTGCTCACCATTTAGATTTGTGCGTTTTATCGCAGTCAGCACATCTGGATTCATACTTTGTAAACTGGCTGTAAATCTACGCATCATGCCTGCATCTAATAATTTCTTTGCCATTGTTACTGTGACTTGGTTATTATTTTTATTCCATGGTGCATCAAATACCTTTGGAAAACCATATTTTTTATTTGTTTCTATGAGCATGTCGACAATAGCCATGTCTCGATCTTTGAAGATACCAAAGTTAGCATCTGTATTGTTCACATATTCGACTCCGTTCTCTGCACACCATTTAATTTCCTGCTCAATCCTACTGATGTCGAACCTATGTACTTTACTGAATGTAACTCCTCCCCAATCACAAAATGTGCATTTGAATGGACATCCTCTGTTTGTTTCGATAATTGCGTTCAATATGATATTCCCATTCTTCACATATTTGTTAAGCATGTCGTCGAACAAACCGCTCGTATAAGGACTTGGAATCTGGGATAAGTCATTTACTCTCACACTCGGGCCTGTCTGAACTCTTTCACCGTTACGATTAATGCTGATACCCGGGACCTCAGTATCTGGTTCTAATCCAAGAAAACTACGCATTAAAGTTTTAAAGGCAATCTCACCTTCTTGATGGATGAGATAGTCAACGTAAGGATTTTCTTTAAAATATTCATTGTCGTTGTTGGGCACATTCGCGCCTCCTACAATAACTTTACACTTAGGCCACTTTGCTTTGACTGCCTTGGCCAGTTGCTCGTTGTAATTTGTGTTCCAAATATAGGTGCTCAACCCAAGTACCTCAGGATCTTCCATACGATCTATAATGTCTTCTATAGGTTCTTTAACAAACAAAATTTCCTTTAAAGCAAAGTTTTGCTTTACTGCTGGATCATTTATGGCATAACACCACACCACGCCGACGCTATATGGAAAGTAATAGTATTTGCTCCCTGGTACTTCCAGGCTCATTTGTGCCAAGTAAACATTTTTCATAGTGTAAAGTATATATTTGCCCTAATATAAATAGTTTAAATGTTATGCCGAAACAAACTGCGTACTTATATGACAACACTATACCAATATACTTTGATAGCGGCATAGGTACGAGCGGAGACAGGAGACAAGAAAAAATGTATGAAAGAATGTTAAAATTTTATAAGGGTATTAAAAATGAAGTACAGTTTCAATTTTATAACCACGATAACAAAAAAGTTAACATAGGTGATCATACAATCAAATTCAATCTCTTAGATAAAGAAAATAGAGCAACTAAGATATCACAGAATCTTACAATAGCAGATGCCACCAAAGGTATTGCTAAACTTACACTAACCGAATCCCAGACTAGAGCATTGACATCACAATTTTACAGTTATTCATTACAAGTAACAGACGACGGTGAAGGTATCACAAAACTTGTGTACGCAGGCACAGACTACGATGCCTCAGGCACAGCAGAAGTACTGAGTGGCATCTACCCAGACTTTATAGAATCAGCAGTGATAAATTCGTACATAGTAGATGGCAAGAACTTGAAATCATCGACAGTATCTGCACGCCCTGCCAATAATTCAAATCAAGCAGTACACACAGTGCAATTTGATTTAGATGACTTTACAGGAACTATTACAATCAAAGGCACACTAGATGACACAGCAACTTACGCCACAGGCAATTCAGAAGAGTGGAGTACTATTGTTCCGGATGGCGAATCAGATGCAAGTTTAGATTTTACATCTGCAACTGAACAAAAGATTTATACATTCAAAGGTGTGTATTCTAAAATAGCATTCGATGTTTTATACTCAGGTGCAACAGCAGGAGACAGAGCATTAGGCATCGGGCCATTGGGTGCGGCAGGATTTNCCTTAGGAGAAAAAACAGGATCNACTACAGGTGATGCCGACGTAGGCACAGCACAACCATTCGTTGGTGGCTCATCATTTGGATTTGCATACACAGACGAGCATGGAGTGAAACATACAAAGAAAGTTACACTAGAAGGTGATGGATCTACTACAGAAGACTTCAATCATTTCCTTAACGCATTTAATTCTACCACTAACGGCATACCTCAAGTTTACCTTGCAACAAAGGCAGCCAACGGAACTTTAAAAATCGAGAACACTCAGAATAGTAGTGATAAGTTTGAATTGCTGTTACAGGGTGTTAATAAAATTTTATATAGAAGTTGATAAAAACTTTTCGGCCTCAAGTGCGGCCATACAACCCATGCCAGCCGCAGTAACTGCCTGTCTATAAATTTTATCTTTTACATCACCAGCGGCAAACACACCAGGTATGTTTGTTTCAGTTGAATCAGGTTTGGTGATGATATAACCTTCTCGATCCATGTTGACTTTATCTTTGAATATGCTTGTGGCAGGATCATGTCCTATTGCTACAAACACACCGTTGGTCGGATACTCCATAGTGCTACCATCATCCTTACTTTTTATTTTTATTGCGTTAACAGTTTCGTCTCCTAGTATCTCTTCGACAGTGGCATTCCATATTACATTAATCTTTTCATCTGCAAAAAGTCTATCTTGCAAAATTTGTTCTGCTCTTAATTTGTCTCTTCGATGTATCAGTGTGACCTTGGACGCAATTTTGCTTAGATACAATGCTTCTTCGACTGCACTGTTACCACCACCAATCACAACTACTTCTTGATCTTGGTAGAAGAATCCATCACATGTTGCACATGCTGACACACCATTGTTTTGGAATTTTGTTTCGCTTTCTAACCCTAGCCATCTTGCTGATGCACCAGTTGATATGATTACTGTATCTGCTGTGTATGACTGTCCATCTTCGCCTTCTGCTTTGAATGGCCTCGATGATAGATCTACTGATTTGATCATGTCAGTGATTAGTTCAGTGCCAACACCGTGTGCTTGTTTTTGCATCTGCTCCATTAACCATGGACCTTGTACAATATCTCCAAAGCCAGGATAGTTTTCAACATCAGTTGTAATTGTAAGTTGTCCGCCTGGTTGATATCCTTGTACCATCACAGGTTTTAACATTGCTCTTGCGGCGTATATGGCCGCAGTATATCCTGCAGGACCAGATCCTATTATTAAAACTTTAGTGTGCATACTGTATATAATATAATGTTCATGCTAGATATGTCAACTTAAATTATTGATCCCATCAGTTGTTACTTTCCAATACCCGTCACAGTCAATCGTAGACCACAATTTCTTTTCACCTAGTTGTTCATCTGTATACTGGCGTGATATCTGTGGTGGGGGTGCTGGGTAAAAAGTTCCCAACATATCTTGATCATTTATCTGAAATTTTTTAATGTGTATAATATTGTACATAGTAGAATGGCTCATGTTGACTTGGTTTATGCTGAAATCCATAATAGGTTTACTACCTGTAGTTTCATAATAAAAATCTTGCTCCTGTTTTATCTTTTGTTGATCTAATGTAATGCCATCTACTGTAATCTTTATCATTGCCATTGTTTCTGGTTCGAGTGTGAATCTTATCGTGTGATACCTGCCCCAGTGGCCACTCGATTTGTATCCAGGCAGATGTTCTCCTGCCTTGTTGAAAAATGCCCACAGTTCAGATTGGACCATAGATAGTCCCAACTGACTTGTGATCTTCTTCATTGAGATTTGTCTATTACTGATCCACATGTCCATTCCATGTTGCCAAGTTGCATCATATGGAGATATGGAAGATGGATCTACTGCACAGTATAAATTAAATCCAAATGGTATTTTTAATTTCCTACTTTTTGTAAGTGCAACCATCTTTGCTCTAGGAAATATCAACGCCATCTCTGTAAGGACAGATTGATTCATCTCATCAACACAAATTGCCATAACACCGTATTGATTTGATTCCAACATCACATCAACTTCATCAGTTCTGTGTGTGTTTAGGTATCCTTGTTTTTGTGCAAAGTCAAGATCACTGCGCCATCCATAGTCTAACCATTTGTTGTTGTCTTCCAGGAACCATTCGTTCCACATTGCCGGCATCATGTCGTGTTCGAACAAATGAAAATGTTTGTAACGTGGCAATGGCACACATACGTCTTTCGAGAATGACAATGCCTTGCCCACAAACATGGCCTGGTACCTGTGTTGTTGTTCGTACATGATAATGATCAACTTATCGGAATCATATAAATTTTTACGCATACGATATTTACAGATAAATAATTTTGCTAATCCAAAAGATTAGATAGGCAAAAAGTTAAAAAGTAAAAGCAAAAGCAAAGGGAGAACAGGCTATGAGAAAAAAACTTGACGCATTCGTACGTTGGATCAATAAAAGAAATAACAAGGTCCGACACAATCCAAAATTAGAAATTACCACATATCACAAAGATTACTACACTAGGCCCTTATCACCTAGCACCAACGGTCTTGGTAGATTGAAGGTGTTGACCGGTGGTGGTAAAACCAACGAGTAAGTTTGACAAATATTGATCGTATAGTATAATAAACGTAATGATCAATCAGATTCAGCAGACATTCGTGAGTCGTATGCCTACCAAACGTAAGACCACACCAAGTGGTTGGACCAGTTTCAATGCTCCTTGTTGTCATCACTTCGGTGAGTCAGCAGACACAAGGGGCAGAGGTGGTGTACGCATACCACCAGACGGTGGCATACAGTTTCACTGTTTCAACTGTGGGTACAAAGCAAACTACACACCAGGCAGAAATCTAAACTTTAAAATGAAAAAGTTTTTGGGTTACATGGGATTCACAGTAGATGAAATACGCAAGATGGGATTAGAAGCATTGCGACACATGGACGAGACAGTTGAATACAAACGTGAATACAAACCGATACACTTCAAGGAAAAGACTTTGCCCAAAGGTTCCAAACCAATCATGCACTGGGTCAACGAAAACGATCTCGAAGCAAGAGGGTTGGTTGATGGATTAGTCAAAGCAATAGAACACATCAATGATAGACATCTACAACTGGAAGACTATCCGTTCTATTGGAGCACCAGCAAAGACAATCAGATGGATCAAAGACTGTTGATTCCATTTTATCACAAACAAGGAATCATAGGTTACACAGGAAGATGGTTGGGTGAGAAGAATTACAAGATAGCAAAATACTTTACAGATGTACCACCTGGTTATGTGTTCAACTGTGACGTACAAAATTATAACAGACAATTTGTATTGGTGTGCGAAGGTCCAATGGATGCAATAGCACTAGATGGTGTGGCTGTGCTAGGATCTGAACCAAACCAAAGACAAGCAGAAATGATTAACAACTTACAACGCAAAGTGGTTGTAGTGCCAGATCGTGATGAGGCTGGACGCAAGATGATTACAAAAGCCGTAGACTATGGTTGGTCTGTGGCATTTCCAAACTGGGGTGATGATGTGATAGACGTAGGAGATGCTATTGTAAAATATGGTAAACTATTGACTTTCAAAAGTATTCTTGCTACAATACAAGACTCCAAACTTAAAATAGAATTGACAGCGAAAAAATGGCTCAACAGATAGATTACAACAAAGACATACAAACATTGTTTATTGAAATGATGTTGAATGATGCAGAATCATATTCAAGAATACAAAACATATTCGATCCAAAGTATTTCAACAGAGACTTACAACCAGTTGCACAATTTATAAAAGAGTATTCCGATGACTACAAGCAGTTGCCAGAATTAGAAATGGTAAAAGCAAAGACTGGTGTCGCACTTAAGAGTGCCCAAGATATTGATCCAGCACACTACAACTGGTTCCTTGGATGAGTTTGAAAACTTTTGTAGACACAAAGCACTCGAAGGTGCGATACTGACTTCAGCAGACATGTTGGAGAAAGGTGAGTATGGTGCTGTAGAACAAAAAATAAAAGATGCTGTGCAGGTTGGATTGACCAAAGACTTGGGTACAGACTACTTCGAAGATCCAAAAGGAAGACTGACTGCACTCAAAGACAACAACGGTACTGTGTCCACAGGTTGGGCAGGACTAGACAAGAAACTGTTTGGTGGATTCAACAGAGGTGAACTTAACTTGTTCGCAGGTGGATCTGGTGCAGGTAAGAGTTTGTTCTTGCAGAACATGGCAGTGAACTGGGTCGAACAAGGTCTGAATGTGATCTACATCAGTTTAGAGTTGAGTGAAGCATTGTGTGCCATGCGTATTGATTCTATGGTTGCACAAACACCAGCAAGAGAAATATTCAAACAGATCGACAATGTAGAACTGAAAGTAAAAGCAAAGGCCAAAACAGCAGGCAAACTGGTGATCAAGTATTTGCCATCAGGTGCAACTGCACTTTCCATAAGAACATACATCAAAGAGTTTGAGATCAAGCATGGTGTCAAGTGTGATGCTATACTGGTTGATTATTTGGATCTAATGATGCCTTTGAACAAGAGGGTATCACCATCGGACTTGTTCGTAAAAGACAAGTATGTGTCAGAAGAACTTAGGAACTTGGCAGTAGACTTAGAACTGTTATTGTGTACAGCATCACAGTTGAACAGAGATGCAGTAGAAGAAATTGAATTCGATCATTCACACATAGCAGGTGGTTTGAGTAAGATACAAACATCAGACAACGTGATTGGTATATTCACATCACGGGCAATGCGTGAACGTGGCAGATATCAGATACAGTTTATGAAGACTAGATCATCAAGTGGTGTTGGACAAAAGGTAGACTTGGAGTTTGACATTGATTGTTTGCGTATATCGGATCTATCAGAAGATGAAGAATATCAATCATTTTCCAAACAGAGATCGACCATATACGGCAATATGAAAAGACAGAGCATGGTAACACCAAGTGCCACAGATCAGAGCGAAGCGACCAGCGGTCCGGTCGCAGGTCCTGGACCGAAGGTGAGTGCTAAAGTAACGTCCAAGGGTTTAAGGGATCTATTGTCCAACATGAACGAGGACGACGATGATTAATGATGCACTGAAGTCCTTAGTAAAGTTCGGCTCAATGAAGATGTCACTTGCTAATCCTGGGGCATCATTGCACGAACACGTTGCTGGAACTACACTACAACACTTTCCGACAGACACTCCCAAGGCCGCGATATACGACAAAGACATAGCATACCGTTTCAACGCACAAGGATTTAGATGTGACAACGACATCAATGTGCTAGAACCACACACTGTGAACATGTATCTCGGTTGCTCCACCACACTGGGCACAGGAGTGAACCTACATGAAACATGGTGCCAACATGTGAATGACCGTGTGGGAGGCGTGATGCTGAACATGGGTCAGGCAGGAGGTGCTGTGGAGACGTGTTATAGGTTGGCCGCACACTGGATACCATTGGTGCAACCACGTGCTGTGTACATGTTGTCACCACCCAACACACGCAGAGAAGTGTGGGTCAGCGACAATGATATAGAAATATTAGGCCTTGGTGGTCATCTACCTCTGCCCAATACCATGGTGTCCGAGCAGGAGATAGAGATCAATAGAGAACGTGTGACCAACGCAATCAACTTCATATGCCAAACATCAAGTATACCATTCCATTACACATACCTGCACCTATTCGATCATAGGTTTAGAGATATAGGAGACTATGCCAGAGACGGACAACATGCTGGACCAAACACACACAAGATGATATCAGAATATTTCGAATAGCATGAGCAAACCATTCAAACCAGACCGGGCGTGGTTGAGGCGACAACATGTATTGCCCGATCAAGTTAACCAACCATGGACACCATTCAGGAGCCGATATCGCAAGATAGGAGACCCCATAGCAGTAGGTTGTTCCAACACATTCGGCATTGGCGTGGACATGGATCAGACGTGGCACTCGTTGATCGAGAGGCATTACTGCATAGCACAGCCTGGTGCATCCTTGGAGGCCATATGGAGGCTGTTGAGGTATTGGATCACAGTGGTGAAACCACCACGCATAAGACTGCTGACACCACCCATGGGCAGGCGAGAATGTTTCCTGAGCGATCCTGAAAAGGACTACTTCAGGCGGTACCAGGCCGGCAGTCACAACCTCCCCGAATTCACAAACGAAACTGAGATACAACTGCATCAACTGAGGATGTTGGATGCCATACGATATTGCGTGGGTGGCATACCCATCGACATAGTAACTTGGGAAGACGTGGCCGAGGACGTGGTAGACTTCGGCACTGACGGACAACACCCCGGTCCCAAATCTCATGAGGCCATAGCAAAACACTTCCAATGAAACTTGCATTTGACTTACCCACATCCATGCATCAGCATGTCGCTGGGCAGACACTCGATCACTACCCATCCGACACTGTTGAGGCCGAGACATACACCAAAGATATCAAATACCGTTTCAATGCACAAGGCTTTCGTTGTGAACACGATTTGACAACACTAGGCCGAGACACCAACATATATCTTGGCTGTTCCAACACACTGGGCATTGGAGTCAATCTACACGAAACGTGGTGCCAACATGTGAACGATAGTGTGGGTGGAACCATGTGCAACTTAGGACAGGCNGGTGGTGCTCACGAAACTGCATACCGCCTAGCACGTCATTGGATTGCTGTGATCAAACCACGNAGNGTGTTCATGCTCTCACCTCCTTCGGTGCGTAGAGAGTTTTGGATCGATCATGACACACCCACAATCATAGGCCCAAGATCAACCATGCCAGGACACATGATGTCTGATCGTGAAATACAGATCAACTGTGAACGTGTGGTTGACGCCATACAGTACCACTGTGTAACACATGGTGCTGAGTTCAAGTATGTGTACTTCCACTCCATATACAAAGATTGGAACAAAAAAATGCCCGACTTGGGCAGAGACGGCACACATCCAGGTCCGAAAACACACAAGATGATCGCAGAACACTTTAAATAGTGTATGCCCAAAGACACATACTGTGCCCAACCAGACTACAACATTCACATAGAAGGTGACTCGAAAAATTTTTGTTGCGTGGCCAGAGGTGATCATTCTGTCACTGGCACGATAGCAGAAGCATTTGACAATTTCCAATCAGTTAGAGATGCATTGTCAAATGGTCAACAACACCCTGCATGTAGTGGCTGTTGGAAAACAGAACGCAACGGTTACAAATCGGCCAGGCATGCCTACAACAGTCAACACCGTGATCTTGGTCACCTTGACCAGGCCCCCACCGTAAGATCGATCCAATGGAGTTTCTCTAACACATGTAACTTTGCCTGCAGGTCCTGTTCACTCGATTACTCGACTGGTTGGTTGAGTGAGACCAGACGATTGGCAGGAGAGGGAAATTCTGATGCCATCGAGTTAATGCAGAGGCACACCAAGACACAATGGGATCAACAAGAATGGCAAGACATCAAACAGTATCTGCACACTGTGGATCATCTGGAACTGTTCGGTGGAGAACCATTGTTGAACACGAGGTTAATACCCACATTGAACTCAGTAGATGACAGCATCGCCAGTGGCATCAACCTAGTGTTGACAACCAACGGGTCACAGGCACCCCGTGCAGAATTAATCGATTGCCTGTCGAGATTCAAGAGCATACGCATTACATTTTCATTAGACGCAGTGACCGACGAGTCATTCGCATATGTCCGCACAGGCAGTTGGCAACAAGTGTCACAAACTGTGCAACAATGGAAAGATGTAGTGGGTGGAGATGATAAATTTGTGCTGTGGGCCAATCCAACTTTCAGTGTGCTGAACATATGGGACAGCGATCGCATACTCAAGCATTTGGATAAATGGTTTGGTTGGGATCACGTTGGATGGAACTGGGTCAGCAGACCCACCTGCTATGATGCTGTAAACATGCCCCAACACATCAAAGACGAGATAATGTTAAAATCTACATACTGGCGTTCACGCAAATTAATGGATCAGATGTGTGGTGAGTCGGATGACTCCTCACAATGGCAAGAATTTTTACGAAGGCAAACATGGCTAGATCAATCACGTGACCAGCCAATGAAAAAATTCATGCCTGAATTGTATAACCTGATATATACAAGCAACAAGGATTAGAACATGGACACCGTAGAAATTAAAATCGAAGTTAGTTGCCCAGGGCAAGAAACCGACGAAGACAAAACTAGAGGATCGATCAAGATAAACGATAAAGTCATCGAACCTATCGAACTTACCGGCAAGGAAACCAAAGAATTAACTATGAACGTCCATCTAGAAGACGACACGCACACACTAGAAATAGAGCACTCATACTCAGAGAATTCAAGCACTGCTCTTGTAATCAACAAGATAGTGATAGAAGACATAGACATAGGTGTGATTGCATACGAAGGTGAATACAGACCAATCTATCCTGAACCATGGTACTCAGATGAAACAGAGGCCGGCAGACAACCTAAAGAAGTTGTGGGCAAAGAGCGAGACGGCTCCGCATGCCTGTTCATGGGTTGGGAAGGCACATACAAATTAGAATTCAGTACTCCATTGTATGAATGGTTGCTTCAAAAAATTTAATAATAATCAGTTGCCTTTGGCAATCATATGACGAGTGGCGCGGTCCACAAGAACACCGACTAATCGACTCCATTAACAAATTCATCAACAAAGCCAGACCCGTTGCCGATATCATGTGGTGCAAAGATCACATCAACGAGATACATTCGGATCATGCAGTGCAAGAACAAGATCTAAAATTTTACGACACACTATCGATAGTAGAAAAGTATGACGACATATTTGTCTGTGGTTTTCATGGTGAAAGATGCTGTGAATCCAAAGGGTGGGGTACTCTCACACTGAGCATGAAAGGTGTCAGGAGTAAATTGATGACTGACTTGACTGTGTGGTGGAATCATCCACCTGATGAAAATGCCCTTAAGATATCTGCTAGATATGCCGACCTGGTTACATCAGTAGATGTTTTGAGAACCATTTCTTGATTGTGCAATAACGACCACCAAACCTGTTTGCATTTAGCCAATTGATCTTGTGTAGATAATGTGCAGAAACTGTGTAATTGTTCTAGCATGGCGTCTGTTCGTTCTTGCCAAGTTTCAAGTTCGTCATACGACTCGTCCCACAGTTCTGAAAACGTATGAAATCCATATTCACGTAATTTAGCAAGGGTTCCTTTGTTTCCTTGTATCATGAAAGGTTGCATCTGCAACATTGGTTTGAAAATTTTTTCTGTAATGAAACAATCAATTTCTTTATCAGGGAAAGCCTCAGTAACAACATTAATGTATGCGTCATGATATATTTGAGGATTCATCCACCTGTCATTGCGTTTGATAGAGTGCCTCTCTTGATCTAATATGATAGGAACCGGAGTGGTGCCTTTGATGTGATAGTCTACATTATCATAACACACATAACTCACATGTCCTTTCTCTAGAGGCAATCGATCCAATAGATATCTGCGAGTGTGTTTGTCCTTACCATTCAAACACATGTAGGCTTTACTCTTGTTGTCTTTGTATGACGCCGAGTTTTGCAACTGATCTAACTCGTTACGCTCTCGTAGGAAATCGGTCAACTGCCAATCAAACCAAAGCAGAGGAATCGATTTGACTCGCTCCCGCACTCCTATTAGTGAATCTCTAGTCAATATATCTTGTACCTTGTATAAGGCAAAGTCTTTTGGGAATGGCAGTTTCTTCAACTCTGCCAGTGTGACGTTCTCTAGTAGCCTGTTCCTGTGAATACATTTTTGTATTTCGCCGTGGAACTCTGGAGATACTCTTGCCACGTAATCATAGAAAACTTCGTTCATGTTTTTATACCATGCATTAACTAATTTCATAGGGTATGGTTTGAAAGGTGCGTTCAAGTTTCCTGTAACCAAGAAGACTCGATCACTGATGCCTCCAACAGCATCTAGACATCCTTCTATCTGCCTACGCACATTAGGATGGCCATAATGCTCAGTTTCGTACGGATACCAAAACAACAAACTAGATTTACCTGATTTTAATCTTTGTAAGTTGTCTTCCGAAAGTGTCTCTAGTATGGATGTGTCGTGAATCAAGTAGTTGCCGAACATAGGATGTACCACAATCCAATCGGGCTCATTTTGCACTATCTGATATTTTACATCCATTACCTCTAAAAATTTAGTTATAGAGTAGTTGCTGTGCTTTAGTTTACGCAACAACATAGGATTTATAATGTGTAATTTGATCACTAAATATGTATGATGCTAGATCTAGAAGGAAAATTCCTAGTTGCAAAACCAACCATGCGTGATGCAAGATTCAGGGAATCAGTAATACTGGTGCTCGAACATTCACGTTCACACTCCATGGGGTTGATAATAAACAAACCTGTACACACACCAACGCCCTTAGAACTGGGCAAAGACTTTGGGATCAAGTCAGTCAAAAAACAACCCAACCAATATGTGTTCTACGGGGGACCTGTTGGATTGAACAAGGTGATTGTGTTACACACACCTGATTGGTCAGCAGGATCTACCACACACAAGTTCAACGATGAAGTTTGGGCAACCAACTCAAAGGAATGTTTAGTGGCTTGTATGGAACACGGTGCCACAGGGCCAAGTAACTTTTTAATGACGATAGGACAGTGCCAATGGTCGGCAGGACAACTAGAAGCAGAGATACTGGCACGCAACGGCAGGCTATCCACAGACTCGTGGTTGTCAACACACCTAGATGCCAACACAGTGTTTGGTATGAAGTACAGAAACAGATGGAAAAAGACTGTGAACAAGATTGCCAAAGAGCAGTTCAATAGAACATTCAACCATGCTGTACAAACTCAGTAGTTAAGTTTTTCACGCAAATTTGAATGTATATAGCACAACAGATCTCCCATTAAACTACACACATCTTTCCCTGATAATCGATTTTAAATATTGTACGACAACAACAAGGAGATTATATGTCATCAAAGAGGAAACAAAAGAAACTCAAAAACATCATAGAAATAGCAGATTACTATCCAAAGAAAATAGTCCACAACACTCCTAAAACAGAAAACCAAAAAGAATACTACAATTTGATAGCGAGCAATCACACAGATATCATATTGGGTGTTGGTCCTTCTGGAACAGGCAAAACACTACTGGCCGTAGAGTCAGCCATACGTGGCTACCAGGACAAACGTTTCGACAAGATAGTGATAACGAGACCTGCTGTGTCTATCGATGAACAACACGGTTTCCTTCCTGGCAGTTTAAACCAGAAGATGGAACCATGGGTAACACCAATCATTGATGTATTCGAAAATCATTTTTACAAACACGAAGTTGAAAAAATGGTTGCACAAGGAGACATTGAGATTGCTCCACTGGCATACATGCGTGGACGCACATTCAAAGATGCTTTTATCATCGGAGACGAAATGCAGAACGCCACGTCATCTCAATTTAAAATGTTGTTAACAAGGATAGGTGATAGATCTAAAATGGTTATCACCGGAGACTTGGCTCAAGCAGATCGAGAGCATAAGAATGGCCTGCTTGACTTTATTAGACTTATGCGAGACGGTGCATCACATCGAATCTGTTTACAGGAATTCGATCGTTCTGATGTACAACGACATCCAGTGGTCAAGGAAGTCCTAAGACTATACCGAGACTACTAAATTTTATGAGGCGCTCGTCTGTGTTTAAATATGCACATGGGCGCCTATAACATCTGGAACAAGTGGGATAAATTAGAAACTGTATTGTTAGGCAGTTGCCATCCATTAGAGTTCTGGGACAATATCAAATCTGACAAAATTAGAGATCCATTACTACGAATCACAGAAGAAACTTTACAAGAACTAGATTATTTTAAATCTGTATTAAAAGACTTTGGGTGCGAAGTAATACAAACACCAACTCTTTATGACGATGTAGAGAACTGGATGGATAAGAAATCATTACCACGAAACAGCCTACAGCCGAGAGACGCTCAGTTAGTGATGGGCGAAAAATTGCTATTCACCCAAATGGACAATCCCGGCATAATGAAAACGTTGCGGGAATACAATTCAAAAGATATACTTTTAGAACCTAAGTTTTTTCAAAATCACTTCACAGACAAAGACGCAGAGATGTTCTTAGCGGCACCATGCATGACTGTAGTGGGCGATAAAGTTTTTATAGATACCATGGAATCAACACCCGAAGGTAATTTATTAGTGGCAAAACATTTTCCTGAGTTTGAGATTGTGCCAGTGACCATAGGTGGACACAATGACAGTTGTTTCCACACACTCAAACCCGGAGTGATCCTGAGCCTAAAAGATATCCAACAGTATGAAGAAACTTTTCCAGGATGGGACGTATTGTACTTGCCGGATCAATCATGGGACAAGGTCGAAGAATGGAGCACTATCAAAAGCAAAACAAGAGGCAAATGGTGGGTGCCTGGTGAAGAACACAATGACGAATTAATTAATTTTGTAGATACATGGTTGAGCGATTGGGTTGGCTATGTTGAAGAAACTGTATTTGATGTCAACGTATTAGTGCTAGACGAACATCATGTTTGTGTATCCAATCCTAACAACGAACAAGTAAACGCATTTTTGAAAAAACACAAAATGGAACCTGTGCATATTCCATGGCGTCACAGATATTTCTGGGATGGTGGTCTGCATTGTATCACACTGGATCTAAAGAGGCAAGGAAAACAAAGGAGTTATTTTTAATGGGGTTTACAGCATACAAAACAAAAGACGAAGACGGCAAAGAATTACCAAAAAGCAAATGGATATTTGATTCATACTATGTCGATAATGTTGAAGGTGGCAAACGACGTGAACGTGACTATGCTAAATCGTTAGAGCATACTGGTTGCAAAATTATCTGGGATAAAGTAAAATAGTACTGCGGTCTTGGCGGAAGAGGTAGACGCGATAGGTTATGCCTATTGTCGCAAGACGTGTAGGTTCAATTCCTACAGACCGTACCATAGAGGGTTAATTTAGG